GCTCTTCCGATCTGTGTCCTGTAGGGTGCCTAGGAAGGACCCGTAAACTCTGGCCAGCCTTGCTTGTTGAGTGATTCAATCGCAACTGCCTTTGTGCATCCACAAGCGTACAGAATCGACGTTAGATCGCTTGCGAGTGTCGATCCGTACTTCACTGCGAGGTCAGCGAAGTAGGCCATAGCATCGCCATAAGCCAGCCCGTTGGATCGGGCCTTCACTGCGCTGATTAGCTTGCGTTGATTGGCTACTGTGGTCCTTACACGCTCTAGCCTTTCGGCTCGCTTTGCTTCAATCTCGGCTTGGCTTACTTGGTAGTAATGCACTGTGCCGCATGTACGGCAAACGTGTTTGCCTGGACCGACGATAAACACTCTACCGCATTGGCATACGAAACTAGCATCAGTCACGATGTCACAATTCTGATTTCTTTCACCCTAAATTTCACGCCGGATGAGCAATAGGTGTTAGGTGGTGTACCGCTGAAAGCGCTGCAAAGATAATAGTCAGATGGGATGAGGGTGAACTCATCAAAACTAGGGCAGTTGTCATAACATCGCCAGCCTTGCGTTAGGTCTGAAATATCGCGCCTCGCTTGCCAGTAGCCAACACCCACGCCGTTAGGTCGCACTCCGCAGATAATCTCTCCGATTCCGCTAGGCTGATAGAATAGATATGCGTCGAAAAAATCGCCTGTTGAATAAGTGTATATGGTCGTAGCTACGATCCCTGAATTGTTACCGGCAATGCCAACTGTGTAATCTACTTCGGTTCCCCAGGTGACTGTTCCAGGGTATGGGCCGCTGGCTGTGTACGGTTGAACGGAGTAGTCAACTTCAGCCCCAAACGTCTTAACGTCGCCTGGAGCGTCAGCGCATTGATACCGATTCCAGCTAGCCGTCAAGACCAGCCCGACTTGGTTTGAGTAGTAAACCTCGCCACTGGCTAAAGTGCATTTTAATCTGAATGGTGTTTCGTACTCAACGGACACATTGTTCCAGGGGTACCAATAGTTCGGGCCTGTTTGCACCCAATCAGCAATATCATTCCAGCCAGTGAACGGGTTGAACCATTGCATTACCCGCGTTCCGCCTGGGCAGTTGCATTGCCAGAACAAGTTGAAGCATCCATCATGCTCAACGACATTCAGCACGCAGCATAAATCACATGGCTCGCAATCACCGCTTTCAATCGGTACTGGGGTGGCTGTCATGGCTCTGGATCTGGCTCGATTAGCGTTGTTGGGCAATTGCCCTCGATACAAAATAGGTCTGCACCAAACGCTTGCGCGAGAATGAACACATTGCCTGGAATGATGCTAGTTCGATGGTTCTTGACGGTTGCCGTTGATCCGGCTGGCGCACCCATGCCGCCCGGGTACTCTGTGCATGTTGCCGATCCTGGGAGCAGCAAAACGGCCGCCGGAATGCCGCCGGATGGAGTTTTGAACATTCGCATTGAAGAGCCGCCGCCGGCACCGAGCAAGGCCAGCACATAACCGCCGGCACTTGGCCGCGAGTGAGCAAGGACGATCGAGCCTGACCCAGGAACTAGCACGCCGCTTGCATTTGGATTGCCAACACGATCCGAACTACTTCCGCCGTTAGTGACTTTTGCGAGCACTGGGCCGGAAACGCAAGCGTAGCCGAATTGATCTTCTTCGAGCGGTTGAATCAGCACCGCAGCCGGCTTGCTGCTGTCGTAGGCCACTAACTCGAAAATGCAAGTTGGCAAGCTGTACTGCGAATCTTCCATTTCCCAAGTTGGCTCGCCGAGTGAAAAAACTGTGTACCGGTCACGATCGCCGGCCGTTGCATTCTTCACTCGGACGCAAATAGGATTCAGAGCCAGCCCGCCTTGCGTTAGCCTCGGCGGAGTAACACCCGAGCCGCCTTGATACGCTCGCGCCGCGTCCTTCATCGCGTTGATTTCGATGGAACTTGGCTTCCACTTGCTACCTGGGGAAATGTGCTCGAAGCCGGCCATTAGCTCCCCAATCCTAGCAGTGAAAAATCACCTTCTCGCATCACCCTGTGAATTTTGGCGCCGATTAGTTTCTTCTCAACCTTCTTGTTTGTGGTGTTTTCCGTGTCCCGAGTAAAAAACTCGATATAGTCCCAACCCTTTTTCGTGATCGTCAATCCGCCGATTGACTGGGCGGTCATGTTTGGAATAACCATCCATCGGTAACGCAACTTCCAAAACTCGTCGCTTTGGCGTGAACCGCTTATTCCGGCAAGCATAGCCTCGCCGGCCGCTGCCTCTCGAAACGCCGCGCCGAAATTGACAGTACCAACCAGCGAAGCCAAAACGGCCTTTTGAGCGTTGGTAACCGTCTTGAAGTTATGTACCTCACTAAAGCTGTACGTCATCTGTGGAACTTCGATTCCCTCGATAGTCCCGTCCGGTTGCACGCCGATTAGAGTACCGTTATCTGGGATCGTTTCACCGCTGGCGTTTACGGTTGTGACAACTGAGAAGCTAGAAAAGATTTTGACCTGATTTGAATCAATCTCAAAACTGAACTCACTGGGCTCGCTTGGATCGCCGGCCGCTGGCTGAACGTGAATTTCGCCGGCCGCATAGTTAGCCGTTGCTTTGATTATGCCGTAGGCGATCTCCTTTATATCAAGATCCTTGTAGTTGAATCCTACATAGCTGCCCGACAAACTAGCAAGTATCGCAGCTTGCACATCGGCTTCATCGTCAACAGTTGGATCAAACTGGGCATAGCATTCGTACTTGGCCGAACCAGTGGAACTCGTTTTCCAGCTGCTACCGATCTCTGGGAATACCTGAACTGCCATTTACGTTACCGTTATCCCTTCATCTGCATCAACCAAAGCGGCTACGCCTTTGGCTGTTGCCTCGGTTGCTTTAACTATTCGATCCTGGCTCGACTTAAACCCAATTTGCTGGCCGGCTAGACTTGCATTGAACTGGCCCACTATGTTTGTTGCACCCGAGGCCGCTGGCTTTGCCGCCTCGCCGCTCTTCTTGAGTTGTTCTTGCCGCTTCTCCTGCTTGGCCTCAGTCTCACCGATCAAAGCGTTGAACTTATCTTGAGCCGCTTTCAAACGAGCCGCCGCGATCTCTTCGGGAGTACCGCCCGCCCTCCGCGCTCGCTTCTCAGCCTCGCCCATTTCGGCGATCATCTTTAGCGTTGCCTGCTTATCCCGCAAACGATCGGCCGCCCGTTTGTTGTATTCATCCTCCCGAGCCTTCGCCCTGGCCTTTTGCTCGGCATCAACTTCGCCCAATCGCTGGCCAGTTGTCTTGCCCTGATCGGCTTGCGACGTCTCAAGTAACCCGATCGACTCGCCGGCGATCTGCATAAGCTCAACCAGCTGCTTTAACTTGCCCCAAATCCAATCCACGCCAGCCACGATCGACGTTGACACCGCATCCCATGCCGCGCCGATACCGCTGAATGCACTCGATCCAACCTGAGCGATCCAGGTAACCGCATCCGTCCAAACGTCTTGAAACGCTAGTATCCATTCGGTAAGGCCGCCCGTTAGTTGGGACCATCCGAGATCAATAGCCGCTATACCGATCTCCCACGCAGCGCCAATGTTTTGAATCGCTGCACTGGCCGCCGAAACTGCCGTTTTCATAATCGGCAAGAGGTATTCCCCGAGGGGTAGAAGAGCCTCGGCTATCGTATCTTTCAAAGTTGAGAACCGGCCGGCCAGTGTTTTCGACTGGGCATCCATGAGGCCGAAGAATCGGCCGCCTGGGCCGGTTGCATCCGTAAACGCTTGTTTAACCTCATCAATACCAATGCCGCCCTCCATTCGCTTGCGAAGTGTCAGCATATCCTCGCCAGTACGCTTGGAGATCTCTTGCAATGGGTTGAAGCCGGCGTTAATCATTTGCAGTAGATCTTGGCCCATTAGCCGGCCGGCCGATGATGCTTGCCCAAACGCTAGGGCCATTCGCTCTAATCGCTCTGCATCGCCGCCGCTTGTATCGCCAAGCCGTTGCAGGGTTGGCATAATCTCATCTGCAGCTACGCCGAACTGCAGCAGCTTTTCGCTCGCGCTAACGAGATCCGATGTTTCAAACGGCGTGCTAGCCGCCATCGCTCGAATATCTTTCAGCATCTTGGAGGCCGCATCGGCACTCCCGAGCATTGTCGTAAACTTGGCCGTTGACTGCTCAAGATTACTAGCCAACTTCAACGGCCACGCAATCGCAGCTCCCGCACCGGCCGCCGCCCCGATAACGCCGAGCCCGATCTTGGCGATACCTGCGCCGAATGCGTTAATTCGGCCACTGACTCGAGCCAGCGCAGCTTGAAGCGGAGCCGAATTAGCCCCGATCTCAACAAACGCCCTGCCCGCTCGAATACCACTAGCCGACATAGTTTAACCATCCAAATTTTGGATCCAAAAAAACGGCCCGCCCCACCGACAAGGCGAGCCGCTAAACACTGGGCGGAGGGCCAGCGTTTACTGCCCGAGCAAGCAAACACCCTCGGTATCAGCCGAGGCCGCCGCCGCTACTGCATAGCCAGCAACTTTGTTAGTGCTGGCTGTGGTTGTCAGCTTCTTGGTTGTGTCGTTCCAATAGAGCTTTTGACCCATAGTCCAGGCTTCGCCGGTTGTCTTTTCATACTGCACTACGCCGCAAGTCTGAACCGCATCAGTTGCGTTAGCCGCGATCGCGTTAGGCACGAAAAAAACTCGATCGGTAAACAGGACTAGCTTGCCGGCCGCTACGTCGGCCGATGGGGTATAGTTGATTCGCTCGCCTTGTTGAACAAATTGATTGGCCATAGTCTTTCATTTCCTTGGTAAGAGGCGGCTAATTGCTTGCCAAGCTGTTTCGGCCTGATCGCCTTCCAACTTCTGCACTTTAACAGGCTTCGAACTTCCGCCGCCGCCGAAGATCGCCGCCACAATTTCTACTATTTGGGTTTGCTTTGCTTCGACCGCTTCGACGATTTCGCCGAGCGTTCTGTTTTCAACTGGGAAGCCGGCGAGTCCTTCAAGTTTTGCGAAGAGCTTCCAGATCTCCCCTGGGCTAGAGAATTGATCTTTTCGTTGACCAGTTCCATTGCCGCTGTCCGTTGCCCCCAGAGAACCGCAATTGCTGCTCTCTGGGTAGATGGTAAAAAATCCGCTACCGCCATAACAAGCGAATCCAACGCCCGCTCGATCGCATCGCCGGCAAACCCCTCAGCAAACTGCTCTGGGGTAAGCTGCTTTGCGTTGACCTGACTTTCCAGCAAAACAAACAGAACATCGACAAGCAAAATTGGATCGCCAAGCTGCTTGAATGTCTCATGCAACAATAATCCCGCGCCGTCGAATCCTGTTTGTTCCCTGACCTTTCGCAACTGAGCTACCCCAACGAATAGACTCCACTCGCGGCCGGCCTCATCCTTAAATTGTCTTGCCATTGTTTCGGTGTTTCGGTGCTAGTTGAACTAAAACTAAGCGGCCACGCCGGTATCGGCTTGAACAAAGTTGGCTCGAATCGAAGCGTAGGGCATCAATTCGAAATCCACCTTAACCGCCTCGCCCTCTTGCTTTTCATCCCACTTGGAAAAGAAGAAGTCACCCTTCACACCCTTGGCATCGGCATTGGTTGCCGCGCCGAGCAATGCCCGTACGTTAAGCGGAGATCGACCGATTGCAGCCGCCTTGAGCGCAGTGAGTTCGGCCTTGCCGTTGGTCCACCAAATCGAGCCGGAGATTTTGCACTCAACTCGCCCTGGCAATCCGACCTTGAAAGCACCGGCCGCCCTGGGTGAAACATCAAGAGCCTCGGGAGCACACGAAAGGGTAACGCCCTCAACGCTGTCTAATTCTTCCCATGTTGGCGTGCCTGGCGTACCTGCATAGGACGCCGAAGAATCCACCCACAACTTACATTCCCAACCATATACAACAGTTTCCGGCATTTTGCAGATCCTTATCTAATTGCATTCTTCCACATAGCCGGCAAATCCGGCGTCAACTCTTTCAAGGCTGGCACCATCGCCGGCCGCTTTTCATATTTGATCGACTTGGATCGCCGATTCTTGCCTCGGCCAACCTTGCGGCTAGCCGTTAGACCCTTCTCCAATACTGCTGGCGTATCCTGGTTGGATCCGGCCAGCTTGCGAGGCCCGAACAACGAAACATGCTTGCCGGCTTCATACGCATAAATCAGAAACCTTTTAAGCTGCCCTTTTCGAACTGTCGGCCCTTCACCTGGATTGCTGGCCCGCTTGCGTTTCTTCATTCGCCGGCGAGCCATCACGCGACCGCGAGCCGCTGCCCGCGTCAATATTCTTCGCTCGGCCGCGAGGTAAGCCGCGTTGACCTTTGACGAATCAAACGCGAATTTTCGAAGCGCGAGCGTTATCTTCATTTGCGGTTTTCTTGAATGTCTTTAATCAACTCAAGAATCAATGGCAACCATTTAAGAATGAGAGTTGCCCAATCTCGATCCTTAATCCGATCGCCGAAACCAGCTTCCTCATTTTGCTTGCGCAGGAATTGAATTAGTTCCCATTCCTTATCCGTCAGCTTGTGGCAATCACCGGCCGGCGGATCGACTGGATCCGCCGGCGGATCGGTAGGATCGAACCAGATCGGCAAATCTTGCATTGATGCTTGGCTAGCGATTACATTTTCGGTAATGGGCCTAAATTTGTTATCGCTAACCTCAATCGCACCGTGAATACCTTCAACTGTTTCCGGCCGGCCAGAAACAACTCGGGGGCAATCGCCATGAATACCTTCAATCGTTTCTGGCCGAGGCCCATAAGCCAGTTCCATCAAATCTGTTGGACGTTCATCGGCCAACATCACATTCCGCTGTGTAGCCACTTGCCATAGTAGCGAGGTCTTTTGACCCGCGCATCGGCCATTGATCGACCATGTTAAAAGTGCAATCTGTTGACCCTTGCTGTTGTAGATCGCTGAGCCGCTCTGCCCACCGATCGCATCAGGGCTTCCGGTGATCAATCCTTGGCCGTAGTTGCGAGGATCGTTAAACGCTTTGGTTACTTGTGGCCAAACGCACTTGGGAGATCCGCGTGTGCCATACGGCCCGTCTGCCGGCTCGGTCTTAACCATCGGCATATAAGTTTTGCTCGTCAGTCCTTCAACCTTTGCAATCGCAAAATCAACCATCCTGGAATTGCTGTAACCACTGAAAACAATTCGGCCTTGCAATCGTTTAGTAGCACCCTCGCTAACAATATCGACATTGACCGTCTTGCCGATCTGCGTACCCCAAACGTGCGCGTTAGATACCACATAGGCCCCGCTCGAATCCGCCCCGCAAATCGTACCGCTACCACACGAACCGTTGACGATGCACCGGCAATGCGGGCCATCGGCCACCGCCTTACTGGCCTGGGAAATGCCCTCCGGCAATACGTCCGACATTTGCACCGGCACTGGATTGGCCGGTAATGTAACCGACTGCACTGGGCCTGGGAATTGACTCAGAAACTCGCTTTGCAGAACAACCGACTCGGCCGCCAATTGCTGTTGGCACTCTGGGCCATTGCAAACGGGTTGCTGTTGACGCTGCACAACACGCCGGCCGAAGATCTGGGCCGTAGCGTCTGCTGTGACTAACACCATTGCCATCATCGTTACAGCCACCAAGCCTAAAACTAACTTCTCGACTTTCATAAGACAATCAACTCCATTTTCAAGATTGCGCACCAAGTGTTGTACTGTTTGGCGTAATCCGCCGACATTACTGGCTCGAATCTCGCGTCGGTGCAAGCTATCGAAAACGAGCCATCTAAAAACTGTTTTTTGTAGAACTTGGCTTGCAAGCTCTCCGCTTTCGCTATCACTACATCACCTTCATCGAAGCTACCGCTAACGATTGGGGCCATTACTGCAAAAAATACGCTCGTCTTATGGGTTGCTCTTTGCTCCCGAGACTCTGGGGAATAATCAGAAGTCTCAGGCAGTACAAAGCCGGTAAGGCCGAGCGTTTTTAATAGTTCAATTTCAAAATCTGGATACCACTTAGCAACTGGATCTGTGTCCCAAAAGATTCCATCGGCCGCCAGAACCGCGAGCAGATCTAACGCTCTGCCAATCTTGCTGTTGACTGCCATTAGGAACCTACCTTGATAACATGCACCCGAATTGCATTTTTGTGAGCATCGCTATAACGCCAACATGGCTCGCCGCCGATCTCGGCAACTTGCCACAATATCCCGTCTTCATCTTCAACCGTGTCCCGAGCCGCCGGCGGAGTGAACACGCTGGACACATCAAAATCACTGGTTGTAAAAATGAAATCTCTTATCCCAGCCGAGCTAATCAGATCGCCCTCGGCAACCTGATCCGCTTCGGTACGACCTACTGTGCCGGCAAGCGTAAAGCCAGTTCCGCTACCGCCACGGCGATAGGTGACATTACTGGCCAGCTTTGCAGCGCGAGTAGCATTGAGCCACGCCGCGCCGCTTTTCAGTAGATCCGACAATTCAAAGGCCTTTCAAGGCTTAGGCGTTAGGCAGGTAGGCCGAGTAGATCGGGCGATACTTGCCGCTGAATACGTTGGCGTTTGGGTTCTTCGCCGAGGTAGACCCCAGCACCAAAGTGCTGTTGTAGATCTCCTGCGCAGTAACCTTGTTGCCAGTTCCAGTCAAAAGGATTGCCGGCATCAAAGCCAGTGGCTTTCTGTCGTAATCCTTCATATCCAAGAACAGCTTTTCAGCCGCCGCCAGCGCATCAATTGACAATGCCGCTGGGCTCTTAACGATCGCCTTTGGCTCTTGTTTGTTGACGCCGAAATCATGGTATCCTCGGAACTGTACGCCAAGCTGATTGAAATCAGCGTCGGCCTGTTCAACCGTTGGCGTTTGACGGCCATTGAGGAACACAACTTGAATGAAAGCCAGATCCATTGGATTGGCGATCAAATACCATGGAGCGCTAGAGCCTGATCCGATCAAGTTGCCGAGGTCGCTGGTAAAGAATGAACCGTGATCCGCAAGGACCTCAGCCCAAAAAACATCGTTCAATTTCAGTGCAGCACCGCGGCCCAATCGGCGAGGGATCGCGTTCAATGCGCCGAGATCATCATTGATAATCTGTTGACGATTGATCGCAAACATCTTGCCGTAGGTGTCAGCCTGATTCGTGTAAGACTGCTCGCCGGCGGTTGCGTGTTTTAGCTCGCCGCTGGGGCTAACCTTATCATAGGTCATATCGCCCGTTAGTGAGTAACTTGTAATCTGCTTGAAATCACGCACGCTACCAACTTCGGAAACTTCACGCCAAACGCTTTCAACACTTTCAAAGCTGGCCTTCAAAGCCTTGTTGGCAATGTTGCTGAAAATGCCGCTGAGGCTGTGCGTCGAAAGGCCGTTAGCGTTGATCTCCGGGAACGATCCGCGAAGCATCGCACGAATATCGGTAGATCCAACATGCTGGCCGTTAAGCGAAGCAACCATTCGCATTGAATCGCGTAGGCCGATCCCGTTGCGAAGATCGACATTCTGATCCATCGCGTTCAATGTTCGCTCGTCGAAACTGGCTTCAAGCTCGCTGGCACTGTAGCCGAGTGAAAGCATGATTGAAGCTTCGATAGCTCGATCCATATCACGCCCTCGCAGCTCACGACCGCCGCCGCTGCTGATTCGCGTTTGAGGTCGCACGCTTGAGCGTAGCAACTTCAATTCGAACTCGCTGGCGCTGGAGCCAGCGTTGATCGCTTCAACCATAGCCGCTTCGATCGCTTCGATATCGCCGCCTTGCTTAATCAAGGAAACGGCCGCCGCTTCGATCGCACCTCGGCGAGATTTTTCAAGCTTGATTGCCGTTAGGCTTGTTTCGCCGGCATCATCCAGCTCAGCGCAAATCAGATCGCTCTCGGTTGCTGCCAGAGAAACCGTAGTTTCACCATCGGCACCGATCGTAACCAAACTGATCTCGGCCAATCGCCACTTCTTAGCAATGTAAGCTGGGCCGTCGATCTGCTGGCCATTGACTTCCGCACGTTTGCCGGCCGGAACTTTAACCACCATCAACGGCCGAGCTCCAACGCTGGCTTGCCATTCATAGCCATCGCGGGCCAACTCTTCGACCTCGGCACGATCGGCACCGCTGCCGACCAGCTTGCCAGTGGCCTCGATCGTCTTGCCAACAATCTTAGCCTCAACGCTGCCAGTAATCCGCTTCTTATCGTGATCGCGGAGCAAAGGTAGCTTACGATCGAAACCGTTGCCGCCGGTCAAATCGAGATATACCGGCGCGTCGTAGCCGGCCACCATCAAGGCACCGCCATTGTAAGCCACGATTGCTACGCTTGATTGCTTGGCGTTATCGCCGGCCTCGCGGGCCTCGATCAAAACTGATCCGCCAATATGAATCGACTTCTCAACCGCCTCAGCTTGCACCATCGGCAACAGGCTGGCGGCTAGAGCTAGGCGAAACATCGCCCGCTTGCTGTTCATTACTTGCATTCTGCATTCCTTCCGAAATTAAACCTAACTCCAACTTGCGCCGCCGTTCGGCCGCCTGTTGTTCCAAAACTTCTTCCCAATCCTCGCCGACTCTCGCGCACTCGATAGCCAGCGTTGTTGTTCCGTTGGTGAGATCCTGGGCCGCGCCGTCTGCTTCTTTCTTGCGGTCCACATGGCCAAGCTCTCGCCACATCCATTTTGGCTTGACTTCCATGCCGGCTTCGACCTCAACAGGCAAGTAGCCTGGAATCAAAAGAGCCTCGGATAGCCAAGCGTCAAAAATCTTTCGCAATACCTTTAGCTCGCACTGATAACGCTCGACATCAATCGAACGATCGGTGGCCTGTTTATCCAGCCGGCCGCTGCTGTAGTTGTAGCCGGATGCGTCCAGCAAGACGTACAGCTTTGGCATGTTCAAACATCGACCCACTTCACATAGGATCTCGCGTTTGAACATTTCATAAGTTGTCGTTGGGTGTTCGGCCTTGAATTGTGATAACTCCATGCCTTCCGGCGTTGTGGTCATCGTGCCGCGCTGAATCGGCACCTGATCCCAAGCCGGCAATGTTTCATCCTCATCGGCAATTCCGCCCGATAGGATCGCCGCAAAATCGGCCGCCGTTTCAGCCGCTGTCAATGTTGCTAACGTGAATCGTCGCAACTGAGCGAATAATGGAATTGCCGGCGTGATCTCGGGAATACCACGCAACTGACCTGGCCGGTCACACCTGAACCAATGGATAACCTGTGAATGATGCACCTCGATCGGATCGCCGCTCCAAACCTGATCGCCTGGGTGATCTGGCAACACTTTATAAATCGTAGGGTTCCCCATATCATCCGTTTCGATCCCGTCGACTTTGCGCGGATCGTAAACGGATGAAGTGTAGGGGCCATCGGCAACCTGTTCCGCCTCGATCAATTGCAGATCAAGCGTTACTGGGCTCTGTAGCCTTGGATTCGTTCGGAACAGTGCAAACGCTTCACCGTCTTGCAGCTTGGAAACTCGCATCGTCCAGAGCTTGCCCCAAAGGTCAATCTCTTCGGCCCACTCATTAAACAGCCGAGACACTTCGGCCGCCGCCTTGCGTTCTTGCTCGCTTGCATCCGGCTTGCGTTTGATTGTTAGTGTTGGGCCATAGCCGATAACAATATCGGCAACCGTGTTGCATAGGCCGCGAGCGTAGCAATTATTAGCTACCTCATACCGCGAATGATTCCGCAGCCGCTCACGCACTGCCGGCGAGTTGGCTTGCTTGGCGGAAAGAGAGTCAGCATTGTTCCAGTGGTTCTTGTTGAACTCATCGCCAACGGCCGCATCGTAACGAGCGTTAATAGGCCGAGCCATCACGCGCACCGCTTGTTGTGGTGCCGTGTCGCTTCGAAGCCAACTCGTTATTTTGCGAAAAATGCCCATTGCTTAATCCGTTGTACTGCCTGGAATGATCCTTGAGAAACGCAAGCCCCTATGCGGCTTCTTAGCCGCTGCTTTAGCTGCAATATGCTTTTCAGCTTGAATCAACTCCGGTAGCGAGTGACCCTTCACCGTCACACCATCGGCCGAGGCTTCCTTGGGGTTGCCGATCGCTGTTGATACTTCGTCTGACATAGCTAGTTATCCCGAGCCGTTGTTGTTATTGCTGTTGCCATGATTTTTTGTCATTACGAATTAAAAACTGTGTAACCGCTTGGAATCGCCCCAGTAACACCAGCAGCGTTCGGCAAGGTAAAACTCGGGGTGTTCGCGTTGCTGCCGTAAGGCACGCATCCAAACCACCAGTTAGCTGATGGCGTAAAGGTCCAGTGAGCGCCTGAACCAGTGGTTGGATCTGACCAGGTTATCGCCCCCATGTTCCAGGTCGATCCGTCGTGGCTGTGCCACACCTTGCCGCTGTCCATATCGATGGCAAAAACAACCCGCTGTGGATCGGTAAACGTGCCATTCCAAATCCCCGTGGCAAAGCCAACAGATGCGTTCCCCGATGCGACCACCGAGCCGTTTAGGTATTCGCGGAATTGATTGGGTATCGCTGCGCCATTGCAATCTTCGCCAACACTGCGAGCCGACTCGAGCATACCAAGTCCGCCGTAAGCAGTGCCAGGGCTTGTCTTGTCTGTGATAATCACTTCGATGCAATACTTGCCAGACGACGGAAGCTTAATCGACGTTCTAACCCAACTAACATTATCACCCGAAATCGGCTGAAGTTTTTTCTGTTCACCTGATAGCGACACCTGCGCCGGAACATCAGACAGTAGCCAATAGAGCCCGCTAACCACTTCGTACGACTGCGAGTTGACCGAGCTATTAGCAAGACCTGACTTAATCCCAATCGCCTTGATCGTTTCAGTGGTAACCGACAATGGGCCAGTGTAGAGCGGCTTGGTGTTATCCGGCGTGCTTCCGTCCCGAGTGTAATAGATTGACGCGCCATCGGTCGCGCATGTGATCGTTACAGGGATCGCTGCATCATCATTGCTGGACAGAGGCAAAATTATCGGTGTAGCTGTCTTGGTCGCTAGCGCCAAGATCGCGTTGAGCGCAGGAGCGTAAATCTTGTAAAGCTCGATGTGACCGCGTACGGTTGGGTGTACATAATCTTGGTAATAGGTGTCTCCAGTGTGCGACGATACGTTCCCCATCAAAGATGTTTCTGAGTTACCGTAGTCGCAACATCCATCAGCATGCCCACTTGTGACTAGTCCCCTAATTAAGTCGTTTACCTCTTCCCTTAGTAGTCGATTGGCCTCAAGCTCGTCATGATACGGCGTAATCGTGTTTACAATAATTTTATTGTATCCAGCGCTTCTTCGTCCAGCGAGAAACGCCTTGTACTGATCAATCCAAACCGCTCCACCGTGGTAGCTTGGCGATAGGACGTCATCGAACCCACCAGCATTTACTAGTGCATCATTTCGACCAATAGCCACTGATAGGCAATAGATATCCTGGCCTGGGTTAGCTGCGATCCGCCCATCGATTGCAGCTGCGTCCGCAAAAAGCTGGTAGGATTTGGAGCCACCAACGCCACGGTTTTCATAGCTCAGCAGTCCCGTTTTGTTTTTGTTGGCATATAAGTCGCAGTATGTCACTCCAGATGTGTCTGCGTAGCCTGGGAATGCTGCCTGCCCTTGCGTTATCGAATCGCCAGTAGCAACCAAAAGCGTTTTGTAGTTGACCACCGGAGCAACCGCACCCAACAACGCAGCCGGAACTTGGTTTATTTTTAAGCTCATGCCAAGCCGCATTGGATCGCCTTAGTACAGAGCCACGATGTTGGTTGCTGTAGTGCCAGTGGCATTCACTCGCTGCACTCGCAGCGGTAAAACGCC